AGGTGCGGGGTGAAGAAACAAAATAAAAAAACAAAATTGACCGCCCCCCTATAAAACCCCTACCGTATCTAGGGTTAAAGATTGCTGTTTAGATTTATTTATGTTTGTGTGTTCAGGTCAGTGGCTTGTTGCCACGCCTAGAGTTACATAGTGAGTGAGCAGGGGCTAGGGGGGATAGGGGGTTGCCTGCTTCTATGTGGTCTGCAGTGATGTCTTTACGATCGGTAAAGGGTTGTTTGCACAGGTGGCAGTGGGTGGCAGTAGCCCGAAGGTATGCCCTAGCCTTACGATAATATGTTGAATCGTAGAGAGTTCGCCCCCGCTTACGATTGTTTTGTCTAACTCTTTCTTTCTGATCAACTATTGCCTGGTGAGCATCACAGTAGCTGCCACCTGTAGTTAGTTTGTTGCAGGCTAGACATGGCTTGGGGAATCTACTCAAACAAATCACCTTCTTTAGTGTTCATTGTTTCTAATGCATGTTGTAGTCTGCCTTCAATAATAGGAAGATAGTCTGCCGTTAGTTCTATCCCAATAAAGCTCTTATTTTCTAAGATTGCTGCTTTACCTGTTGAACCTGAACCAGCAAACGGATCTAAAACTATTCCATTATGCGGGGTAACTAATCTGATTAGGTATTGCATCAGTGCAGTTGGTTTGACGGTAGGGTGAAAGTTTTGTCTTACAGGATTGATATATGTTGAATTAATGCAGTCGCATCCTGTTAGTTGTGGAGTTGAACATTGTGAACAGATACGAGCAAGTCCATTACCCTTAGCACCAATAGATTGTCCTGGTAGTTCGTCTAAGCCTTCGTTGCGATCACGTTTAGAAGCTTTAGCAACATAAAAGAACCTACTCGCCCCACCAGAATCGCCTTTATGACTTCCAGTAATTTGGGTAGAGTTCATAACATTTATGCCAGTGCCTACATTTATTTGTTTGTGTGGTTTTATATCGCCTAATTTTGTTATCCCTGATTGTTCGTCTAATAGTTGAGCGGTAAATTCATCAAGAATAATGTTTGCTGGAAAACGCCCAACATTGTTTGCCTCATAACCACCTGAACCATCACCACCCGATTGTGTTTCTTGTGTCCCAAATGTGGCTGTCCTATTACCCGCAAAAGGTTTATCATCTGCAGCAAAACCTATACGTGTCGCATCAATGTTCAACCCGCCAACACCCCAAGTCAAAACGTTATTGGCAACCGTTCCTTCAACTGGTTTACGTGCGACAACGATTGGTTCGTGAGCAGGTTTCAACGCTGTTCCCCAACCATCCCATTGTTTAGCATCATCAGTAGCTGCTGCAGTAATGAAATCAGTTTTACCAACAGTCCCGCTTTCATACAACGTATTGTCTTTTGTAGCATTTTCTCTACTATTTGGATTACGACCTACAACGGTTCTTTCCGCCCCGTGTAGTTTGTCTATGGCTTTGCTTATGTTGTGCGATTTAGGGAAACCTGATCCATACAACCAAGCGATGTTGTCCCTGATTTCAAATCCTGCATCTTCAATGGCAACAGCTAGACGATGCCAAGTCCTAGTTCCACCAAACGCCAACAAATGTCCACCATGTTTCAACACTCTAAGACATTCTTGCCAAAGCTCAACGTTGTAGGCAATGCCTGAACTATCCCAAGATTTACCCATGAAACCTAGTTCGTATGGTGGGTCGCAAACTATCGCATCAACGCTGTTATCGGGCAGGGTTGGTAGTACGTCTAGGTTGTTGCCGTGATAAATCGTGGCATCACCAATGATTAGCGTAGGTTGCATTTGTGTTCTTTCTATTCGTCTAAAGGGTCGTTGTATTGGTCGTACAGGGCTTGAAATCCTAATGCTACCTGATTATCGCCTTGAACCTGTATAACGCCTGTATCGCCCGTTGAAGGCTTGTCCGTGTGTTTGTGTGTCTTACGCCAATTCTTCACCAAGATTATGGCATCACGGTCATCTGTCTCAAATTCTGCTCCACATGAACAGGTTTCACGGATCATTTAATCACCCGAACAAATCTAACCTGACTATTCCTAAAATCGCTCAGTGGTTGAATAACGGTCGTGCCATACATCAAATTAGCGTTTACCACTAAATCATTACCCACGTAGATTGCTGAATGATAAAAGTTTGTTGAACCTTTGTAGGCAAAAACAACTATGTCCCCAATTCTAGGTTTAGACACCCTAACGCCTGAATGAGCTTGCTTGTTTGCCGAATGCTCTAACGTGATACCTAAACGTTTGTAGGCATAACGAACCATCCCTGAACAATCCCAACCGCTGATCGTTGACCCCGAAAATACGTAGGATGTTTTATAAACACGTGTAGTTAGATAGTTGACTACACGCTTCAACTTATCTCTTTTAGCTTGCTGCTTAATTGATTTAGCATCTAGGAAAGCAATCGTTCCAAGGTTAGATGTTTGAACCTGTTGAATTACGGGTTTAGCAACGACTACTGGTTCTACAACATTTGGGGCAATGTTTACACTCAACACGGTCGTAAAGATTACTAATAGTTTTATGCTCATCGTGCATCCTTACCCCATCCGCCACCATTGAAGCGAATAGCACCTACCCCAAAAAGTCTAACCATGTCTAGTTCACACAAATCGCAGTAAGGCTTCGGCACTTCTTCAGTTATCTCCGCAGTAATGCTCTTTCTACCACCGCAGTTTTCACAAATGTAAATATATGTTGGCATTTCTTCTCTTTCTTTTAGTCTTTTGTGGAGCTGTCGGGAATTGAACCCGAGTCCGATCTGCTTCCACTTGTGGCTTTACAAACCGTCAAAACCATTTCAGCCCCTACAACTTATGCACTGTCCCTGTAAAGTCTGTATCTCTTTCCAACACAAAACAAACTAATCCTGGTTGACTATCTTCACCGCTATTCAATCTCCACCAGTTGCTTCCATTGTCTAAGGTTGCAGCTTGAACCCAGAAACGTGATGTTCCCCTGCTCGTAGATCCGAGTTCTTGAACTCTAAGATGGTGAAAATGTCCCGATACTAAAACTGTTGCAGCTGTTACAGACTGCTTACCAAACGACTGCTTTCTCCACCAATCAGGGATGCCTTCAGGTCTGTTTGCCTGATGCCCATGCACCATGCCTAAGACATGAAAACCATTGCCGAACACGTCAAATGCTAAAGACTCATCATGTTTAGCAGGTTCGTGAAACGTAATGTCTAAACCTACTTCCTTGCTCAACCTCGCAAGAGTTCTACCTATGTGAATACCCCAGTCATCAGTTGCAGAACCTACTTTCTGCTTGTTCACTCTAAATTGGCAATGATTAGAACCTACGCTTAGATAAGTTACAGGTGCATACTTTACAAGCTGCTTCAAGCTCTCCCATGCTAAAGATGTTGCCAGATCTACTTGTTGCATCAAAGATAAGTCATTTGTTGCCAACTGATGTAAATCAGCCACGTTCCCAAAGTTTTCAATAGTGTCCCCTACATCACAGAAAATGATGCGTTCAGGTTTAATTTCTTTAACTTTCTTGATTAGCCTGATTTGTGTTTCTGCAACACGAGCAAGCATCTGCTCAATCCCGCCACGATGATCAACCTTACCCACCTGCAAATCTGACCACAACACAATCAACGCCTTACCAGGTGCAACAGGTTTAGTGATAGGCGGTTTAGTTTTCTTCGCCAACGCATAAAGCAAGGGAAGATTGATACTAGATTTCTTAGCTCGCCAACGAACTTTTACAGCTGTATGCCATGCAGGTTCTAGTGGAAACGGTCGTGCAACCTGCCAACGACTAATTCTAGGTTCACCAACAATCTCAATCTCATCAGGATCAATACCCGCATCTTTTAGAAAACCGTTTATGTCTGCAGACTCACCATCAGGAACAGCGGGCAAAACTGCTTCCCCACCATCCCCATCAAACACAACAGACGGACTCCAACCTTCAGGGGCAACAATCTTAGGTGCAGGCGTAACTAGATTTTCCAACATGAGCAACGCTTCTCTCTATGATTTTTGATTACCGTATCGCTCAATTTGATTTCACGTTTCAACAACTCATTTTGTAGAGTCTTACAAGGCCACGCAGGGTTCATAACCGCATCTTCAAGTATCGCTGCATCAGCTTTACTCATTTCTTCCCTAACTGTCCTAACCCTGCAACTGTAGAGCTTTACAGGCAGACTCAAGTCTTCAAGCATCAGCGAGTTTCCAACTTTCTCCC